AATCAATGATATCTTAGGCACAGATTGTGTGTTTATCAGTGTACCAACTAATCAAGCTGCAAATGGAGATTGTGATACTAGTATTGTAGAAAGTGTTATATCAGCATTACACGCAGCTGAATATAAGGGTCTAGTTAGTATTAAAAGTACAGTAGTACCTGGCACATGTGATCGCTTATCAGCAGAATATCCTAAACTACGTATTTGCTCAGTGCCAGAATTTCTTCGTGCAAAGACAGCATTAGCTGATTTTATGTACAATCATGATCTTCTAATTATCGGCAGTACTCGTGATGAAGATTATGTCATGATGAAAGCAATACACGGTAACTTGCCAAAGAATGTTGCATGTGTTAAACCAGCAGAGGCAGAAGTTGTAAAATATTTTAACAATGTAAATCATGCTACCCAAATTATATTTGCCAACATTGCATATGAAGTATGTAAAAAACTAGGTGTAGATTACAACAATGTATATAACGCTATCATTCAACGTGATAGTATCAACCCTGCTTATCTAATGTGTAATGAGAACCTTCGTGGTTTCGGCGGACATTGTTTGCCAAAAGATACAAGTGCATGGAACAATCTTGTTAAAAGTTTAGGACTAGAGTTTTCAATGATTCAAGCTCTTATTGATGATAACGCAAAGGTGAATAATGAGTAAAATCTTAGTAACAGGTGCCAGTGGATTATTAGGCACAGAATTTTGCCACCAGCTTAAAGCGACAGGTAACGAAGTCTGGGCGGTTGATAATCATAGTCGCAGTGAAACTATTCCTCCTTGTGATGAATGGTATAAAATGGATTTGTTGGCAAATGATAGATTTATTGGACTATCATCATTACCCCGTGATTTTGATTACATTTACCATTATAGTGCTATTAACGGCACCACTAACTTTTATAAAATGCCAAATAAGGTATTGGAAAACAACTTTATCAGTGATATCAATATATTCAATTTTGCCGCCAAGTGTAAAAATCTTAAGCGGTTAGTATATGCATCAAGCTCTGAAGTTGTCGCTGATGATCCTGTTAGTCCTGTTACCGAAAACTCAGATGTATTCATTAAAGATATACATAACGCACGCTGGAGTTATCGTTTAGCTAAGATTACCAGTGAAAACTTTCTGGCTAATTCTGAATTGCCTTATGTTATGCTGCGGTACTTCAATGTATATGGCGAGAATTCAAAACAAGGGCACTTTCTTGGTGATCAAATTAATAAGATTAAGAATGGTGTATTCTCAGTCATTGGTTCCCATGAAACACGATCATTCTGTCATGTAAGTGATGCTATTCGTGCCAGTATCTATGTCACCGAAAATGCCAATCGTGTACTAGTAAATGTTGGAAATGATCGTGAAATATCAATTGGTGATGCTGTTCGTGTTATCGCAAATGAACTGGGTCACCCTGATGCTGTATTTGAAGAGCTACCCAGTATGCCAGGATCTGTGGCTAATCGTCGTCCTGATCTTACTAAGCTGCGTGAAATTATGCCTGATTACAATCCTTTGAGTTTTGAAGAGGGTATTCGGCAAATTTTAAATTGACAAATTCCTATAGATCGTGTATAATTTAACTTTACTCAATCTATAGGATTTACAATGAAAAAAGTAACTGTAACTTGGCAAGATGTTGAAGGCATGTGTCAGGACATTATACGACAAATTTATCTAGATAATTGGAAACCTGACTATGTAGTTGGGCTTACTCATGGTGGTCTTGTTCCTGCTACATTGATTAGTCAATATTTAAATGTTACGATGGAAACTCTACAGGTTCGTTTGCAGATTGATAATAACGACACTGAATGTGAATCTAACTTATGGATGGCTGAAGAAGCATATGGCTATTTAGATTCCCCAAAGCAAATTCTCATCGTTAACGATATCAATTACACAGGCGATAAATTTGATTGGATTAAACAGGATTGGGAAGACGGCTGTTTGGGACATGATGAACGTTGGGATTATGTATGGGGAAAGAGTACTCGTATAGCTACCTTATACGATAACGAAGTGAGCAAATCAGAGCTTGCTATTAACTATAGCTCTGTTACAATTAATAAGTTTACCGAAGATTGCCAGGTTGAATTCCCATGGGAAAACTGGTGGAATAAATGATTTTTAAAATAGGAGATTATTATGTTTAATACAAATCAGATAGACACCGATACAGTAGAATTAAGTTATCGGTCAGCAGAAGAAGTCAATAGCGCAATGAGCCGCGTCTATGGGTATATGAGTTTAGCAGTAATCGTATCAATGTTAGTCAGTTACTTTGTTGGAACTAGTCCTGAATTGTTAAAATTCTTTTTCACAGGAATTTTAAAGTGGATTGTAATTTTTGCTCCACTAGCAGCAGTGTTTGGTGTTGCTATGATATTGGCACGTAGCCCAGGCAAAAGTACTGCTCTATTATGTTTATATGGATTTGCGGCACTAATGGGATTGAGCTTTGCTACAATCTTTGCCATATTTACAATGGGATCAATTGTTAGCGCATTTATGGGTGCTGCTGTATTATTTGGCACTATGAGTTTTTATGGTTATTTTACTAAACAGAGTTTAGATAGTCTTGGTAAGTTTATGTTTATTGGTTTAATCGCCATTGTTATTGCCAGTATCGTTAATATCTTTATCGGTAGTACTGTAATGCAAATGGTTATTAGTGCGTTAGCTATTATTATCTTTCTTGGATTGACAGCATACGATACGCAACAAATTCGTGAAATGGTTAGTGTTGACTCTAGTTCAGCAGTTGAAGTAACAGGTGCGTTGACATTATATCTTGACTTTATTAACATCTTCCTTAATTTGTTACAATTGTTTGGCGATAAAAACGACTAACATGCATTTTACAATTGACGAATCAAAACCGTTTGATGTATCTATACGCTCTGTACGTAGTTATCTAGAGAATCCAGAGAATCCTACCGCAAACGATTTGATTAAGATTTTAAAAGGCACTCACCAGTTTACCTCAATTAGAAATGACGATAGCCCTGAGTTCAAAGCACTACGCAATAAACTAGAGTCAGAAGGTTATATTACATGTGAACGTGGCTGGTGGAATGGAGATCGTGTATTAAAACCATTTACTTTAAATGGAGTTAAATTTAGAGTAGACAGTAAGTTCTGCTGCGGTGGAGCAATGAATAGTCATTTAAAATGGGAAAGAGAATATGAAAACGAGAGAACAAATCATAACTAGTATGTGCTACACCTGGCGTCATGATTATGGACTAGACAAGCCTGAGGGTGATGACTTTGCCAGTAAAATATCGTCAGGCACAACACAAGCTGAGCGTGAGTTTCTATGGAAGCAAATGGCACAGATATTTGACAATGATATTGCTCCACATATGAAGTTTGTTAGGCCTCGTCTAACTAAAGAAGAAAGAATAGCAAAGCGAGAAGATCGCCGTGAACTAAATAGACATCTTGGGTACAGTCGCATAGGGGCAGATGCCTTTCGGCGTGGCAGGTAAATGTTAACACCAGACGCAGCATTAGGAATAATAGATATGTTTAAAATGATTAAAAGATGGTTTACAAAGAAACCAGTGGAAAAAGCAGCACCTACCTCACCAGTTAAGACAGCTAAAGAGTTAGCCACTGATCGTGGTGAAGCCTATGTTAATATTGTTAGCATGGATGTTGATCCAAATGGTATGGGCATGGGTTCTTTTGAATTAGACTGGAATGCAAAGTTTATTGCTGATCTAGTCAGGCATGGTTACATGATGGATCAGAATGATACTGATGCTGACATTGTGGATCGTTGGTTTACTAATGTATGCAGAAATGTAGTATTGGAAACATATGAACAATATGAAGCTATGAGCAATCGTGTTGTAAAAACACGAGATATGGGTGATGGTCGAAGCGAGGTCAGCTAGTGTCTGAAAACAAATCACTGTGTTCGTATCCATGGCGTGGTGCTTGCATATATCCAACTGGAATAGTAAAACCATGCTGCTACTGGCTTTCTGCTAATGGAAATATAAATAAGACCAATAGCAATACTACAAATGATGCCAGAAATTCTATTGAATGGAATAACATCAGAGAAGACATGCTAGCAGGTAATCCAGTAAAGGGTTGCGAAAAATGTTACGAAATGGAATCTGTTGGCACTCATAGTGGCAGACTTAGTAGTTTACAATATCTTGTGCCTACTGAAAATAAATTAGCTCCACTAGAAGATCTTGAAGTTTCATTTAGTAATCTATGTAACTTGGCATGTGTTGGATGTGGTGATTTTAATTCCACTAAATGGAGCACTGAAAATATTAAAGCAGGTCGTCGTGGTATGAAACTTATTGATAATAAGTTTGATTGGACACAATGGGATTTGTCAAAATTAAAAACTCTTAAGATACTTGGTGGCGAGCCATTTATGGAATCAGACAGATTTTGTGATCTATTAGAATCGGTGAATCTATCTGGAGTTGAGTTGGTTGTTAATACTAATGGTACCATTCTACCTAATCCACGATTAAAAGCATTGATAGAAAAATGTAAAAAAGTTAAGTTTCTGGTTAGTATAGATGGAATGGAACTAGTTAATGACTGGAATCGTTGGCCAGGTAAATTTGAAAATATAGTAGAAACCATGCGAGTGTATGAAACATGGTGGAAACATTTTGATAATATTATACTTAAAACACATAGTGTAGTAAATATTTTCAATATATTTACCATGGAAGATTTTATAAATTTCATGAAAAAAGATTTTCCAAACTGGACTGCTGGTTTCATGTGGGTTAATAGCCCAAGATGGCAATCTGTTCAAACACTACCAAAAGAAGTAAAGACTAGATTAATAACTGAATTTAGTAGTAAAAACGTTGGTGACTTGAAAACTTCTAGAGAAGATTTCTATAAATTATCAATTGGTTATTTAAAAATGGATAGCTCTGTTGATTGGAATGATGTCAAGCGCCAGATAGCCTCACTCGCAGCCGAGCGTAATTTAAATACGGAAGTTATGATACCAGATTTACAAAAGGTAATGAATGATTTTTAATTTTAGAATAAATTTTTACTAAATTACATAATCTCACACAATTTTATTTGACATTATACTGTATATCTGTTACACTTAGCATATGAAATATATTCTTATAGATACCGCAAATCTGTTCTTTCGTGCCAGGCATATAGCATCTCGTGCTTCTTCTTCAGAAGAAAAAGCAGCATTTTGTTTACATATCATTCTTTCTTCTGCCAATAAAGTGGCAAGAATGGTAAATGCTGATCATGTAGTGTTTGCTCTTGAAGGGCGATCATGGCGCAAAGATTTTTACAAACCATACAAAGCCAATCGTGCAGAAGCTAAAAAAGCACTAACAGATCAACAGATAGAAGAAGACAAAATGTTCTGGGAGGCATATGAATCCTTGACTAAATATTTGTCTGAGAAAACAAACTGTAGTGTCATCCGATGTCCAATAGCAGAAGGTGATGATGTTATGGCTCGTTGGATCGCATTACATCCCTGTGATGAACATGTTGTTGTCAGTAGTGATACCGACATAGTTCAGCTAGTAGCACCAAATGTCAAACAATATAACGGTATAACCGACGAACTAATCACATTAGAAGGAACGTTCAATGATAAAGG